TGCTTATCCATATCAATCTCCTTAACTAATATCTACAATTTTACTTACCCATCTGTTGTTTTTCTTATGCCAACCTTCTACAATCAATGTCCAGTTAGCATCCCTTAAATGAGAGATAGCATCACTATCCTCCATCTTTTTTACTCTGGCACTAATGTTGCTGTAACTTGTTACTTGTATACCAACTGTATTACCTTTACTATCTATTGCCAACAAATCAATTATGCCAAAGAGGTCTTGGCGTATCTTGGCAAATGCGTTCCATCTTTCTACAATAGAAACTAATGGGTAATCCCCACTATCCCTTAATCTTTTTAATGTTCTTTGTGTTGGGCTTATTGCCATGTTTTATCCCTTCAAATTGTTTATCGTTAGGTTTAGCCCCAAAGATTCTATCAAAATTATCAGAAAACTTTTTATCATCTGTCGGTCTACGATTACTACCCTTTCCCATTACAATCTCTCCTTAATTTACAACTGTTATGCACATCTCTGTATCTAATAGTATTAGTAGCCATGTCTATATTTTTAATAACTGTGCCTTCTGGTAAATGTATATAATCTTTCATTAAACATCTACTAGCTTTTTTGTCTGGATGATGCAATGAAACATAAAGCTCTGCTTGTAAACAATTTTGAAAATTACCTATATATTTAAAATCATCTTTTATAGGGTTAGTGCTTATTACCATTACAAAAGCATATTCAATCATAGTCATTTCTCCTGTTTAAACAACTCCTTTTGCTACAACTCTTGTGGTATGTTCATTTAATATTTGATACTTTGTATCTTTGTTGTCTGGTGTAAATGTAATGCTATGTTTATATCCATCTACATGAAAGTAATCAATCTTTATCTCTTGGCTTTTTTCTTTTTTCTTTGTCATGCTTGCATACTCCCTTCATATTATATGTGCCTATGTCAGAGGTTAAACTACACCACCATAACTTACCATCATGGTAACAGGCGTAATTGTCGCAAACATTACATAGGTGTGCTTTTTTTAAATCAACCTTCGTCATGCAATGAATCTTCTATCCACTCATCTTCCTTTACTTTAGCTTCTAAAACTGCTATTTCTGCTTGATGTACTTTAATCATTTGTTCAAGATACCATATAGCTTTTTTGCAGTCATCTATTTTGTCAGTAAGTTTGTCAGACTTTAACCCCTCACGACTAATATATTTTAATGCGTTGCCTTTTATATAACCATAAAATTCTTCCTTACTCATTTTGGCTTGCATATATTCTATGGTTTCAATACCTCCAGATTTGTAATGGTCTGGATTTATTTTATCTTCCATAAGTTTCTCCGTTAATACATTGTTGGTGAATTACTTTTATATATACATTAGAGTCTGGTGTTGCAGATTTAAATACATTGCCTTTTTTACTGCATATATAATTATAATCATTCTTACTATTTGCTTTGTATATATTCCACACTTGAAAACAAACAATAATAGTTATTATATACACCACAAAACCTTTTGTAATAATATTCTGTAACCATTTCATCATTATCATTACCTCTATTTAATACATTTAACTCAAAAAAAAGTTAGTCTACAAAGTACAATACATACATATCTGTTGCACCGATATTTTATCAACTAACAAGGAATTTTAATTATGTGGACAAAACCATCAGCTACTGAAATGCGTTTCGGCTTTGAAGTTACAATGTATGTAATGAACAAGTAACTTATACATTAAGCTCTTAAGTTCTCATCATAATATTTTAGACCCATTCTAAAACATTACTCTTAAGAGCCAATGTAACTCTACTTAATTAAAAAGGTATATCGTCTTTTAAATCAGCTATAGTATCGGTTGATTCATTTTTTTCTTTAGATACAGAATTACTATCATCTTGATAAAAAACTCTTGAGTTACCAAGAATAGCTCCTTGTGTACCTGCTTCTCTTTCTTCTTTTGAAGTAGATTGTGTAATCATGCCATTATTATCATACTGGTCTTTTTCATCTAAATTAACAAAAGCAGTAGCATTAAGATAAGTACCCTTTTCTCCTTTTACTAATTTAGTTTTATCAATCTTACTTACATCTATATTTAATGAAATTCCTACTGTTGCCATTAGTTATTCTCCTTGATAAATTTAACTGAATCTTCAACTTCTATAACAAAGTCTTGGACATCTTTTTCTAACCTTGCAATAAGGTCATTATCTCTATCTACTCTTTTGATAAAGATTTTATAATCATCTGGAAAGTCTGGGTGATAACAAACAAAATCACACCAATCTCTACCTGTACAAGCTAACTGCCATTGCATTTGATGAATATATCTTTTAGGGATATTGCCGTTTTGCAACATCTCTGTATGTGTTATAGCCTGTGGGCATTTAATTTCTATTAACCCGTTTAAACGTACCAATCCATCAGGACTAGCACCAGACCTTGAAACTGTTGGATGGTCAACAAAACCTTCTTCTTTAACATCTACATCTTTTAAGTAACCTTTTTTATCCATATAATAATTTCTAGCTTCATCTTCATACTCTATCCCATGTTTCATAAACTCATTCATAAATATCTTTACAGGCTTACCTGTCAGTATTTCTGTAATCAAATGTGTTCTATACTTTCTTTTGTATTGGCTTTCACCATTCTTAACCTTTACAACCACATCATCTATCTTACTTGCAGTTACCTTGCCTAATCTTGCTTGAAACCACTCGTCTGTACGTTGTTCCATTGTTTAAACATCCTCTTTTAATATTTTGTCATATTCTTTTTGTAAGTAATAAATTGCATCTTGTAAACAATCTAATTTTATTATTTTGCAATCTATATTATGATAAGTTTTTAAAAATCTAGGTCTTACTTCCTCACTTCTTATGTAGTAATTTAAGTTAATTAATTGTTCCATTATTCTTTATCCTCATTTACTTTTTTAATAAAAGGGGTACATAAATCTCTTTCAGTCTTGTTTAACGTATTAAAATACTTTCTGGCACCATCTATACCCTCTTCCTTAAATATGTTCTCTATACGCTCTAGCACATCTCCTTCAGGCAAATCTTCGCCTTGATAGATATACAAACCTAATCCATGTAATGCTATAGCTTTTGCTAAACATCTTTGCATAGCTGTATTCAAGTGCATTGAATTTGGGTTTTTAATAGCTTGATTCTTAAAGTCTAGTACAGGTAATTGTGCAGTCATCTCTTTCCCAAATGCTTTTACAGTACAAAACACCATTATACTTCCATCAGGCAATGTCATAGGTTCTGCATAAGTCCATGTTGCTGATTCATCATGTTGCAATAAAGTATCAACAGCCCAAGCCCAAGAAAGATAACTAAATTTACCTTTCTTTTCTGTATGGTCTGATACATCTACTTTTCTTATAGCTTTATATTTACTCATAATGATTCCTTATATGCTTTATTAAACTTCTTAATCTCTGCAAAAATGTCAAACTCACCCCTACAGGCTTGTTGTAAGTCTTGAATACGCTTACGCTCTTCTGCTTGTTCTATCTCGGAGTATAGTTCATGGAGTTGTTCTTGTTGTTCTATGTCTTGAATGTTAGATTCAAGTGCATATTGATTTGATTTACTCATGGTATCTTCCTTCTTCTTAAAGGTTAATAAAAATGTTACTAGGTATTACTTTACTACTGTAAATTTATTTTGTCAATACTTTATTTGCTTTATCAAAACCACTTGATTTAAATACTCTACCATCTTTGCTAGTAGCTTTATATTCAAAGTTTCCAAAAGTGCGTTTAAACTCTTTTAATACTTCGTTTATAGTCATAATGGTCGCTCCTTGTAAGTTAATGTTTTAATGTCAAACCAAAAACCAAATGTACCTTCATAAGTATGGTTACGTTGCTTTTGTACCATCATTAAAGCAGTACATTCATTCTTTCTATCCTCTGGCAAATCACCTGTCATTGCTAATTGCTCATGCTCTTTGTTACGCCATAAACATAAAATGTTATCTACCAAGTTTCTAATATGGCTACTGCCTAAAATGTGTGTAGCGTCTGGCAATGTGCTTTCATCTGTCTTTTTAGTATGACAAACCAAAAAAACGTGTATACCTAAATCTCTTGCTATCACACTCAATCTATTTACAAACTTTTTCTGTGCTCCATAATCCTCTTCTGATATGCTATCTATCTTCATCAAACTATCAATAACAAACACATCACAACCTAATACTTGCTTACCATAGTGCAGACTTGCAAACAGGTCTTTATCAGTAGTAGTACCTTGTTGGTCATAAATATATAATTTTTCTTTGTACTTTTCGCAGAAATCTTTTATGCCATCATCTGTTGGGTCGTTTAAACCTACTTGCGATAACATTCTTGAAATCTGTATGACAGGTCGCATTTCCATACTCGCTACTAATACTTTGGTATAGTTCATAACGTGTAACAAAATCTGCGATAAAATCATACTTTTACCACTACCACTACTGCCTGTAATACAAGTAGTTTCACCCTTACGAATCATAAAATCAGGGCTAGTTTTTGTCCAACCTAATGGATAGCCACTATTTTTTTCTTGTCGGTAATATTTAATTACATCATCATACATGTCATCAGTAGATTTAATTTTAAAATCTTCTTTATCCTCGTAGTAACCTTCTGATATTAACTCTTGTCTAGTTATCGTTAATTGCCCTACAACCTCGCCTACATTCATACAACCCCCTTCGGTATTAAACTTTGTACCTTACCTGTATCATTCCAACGCTCTTGATTTAAAATAGTTTCAGGTGCTGGATTAAAACCTTCTTTCCATTGTTTCGTTTTCACCATCATGCTTGTCCATTTCATAATGTCTTTAGATACTTTGTCTAATTTTTTTGCTTTCCATTTTTCTATACAACCTTTCTTATTTACTTTTCTGTTATCAGGTAATGCTAACCACCATTTATCAAAGTCATTAGCTGTGCCTTTAGACTTAATAAGTGTTGGCGTAGCTGTTATTACTATACTCTGCTCTTCTATACTCTTCTCTAGTATAGAGTTTGTATATACCTCGTCTATACCATTATCAGAATAGTCTATCCAATCCTTTAGTTTGTCTAGTATTTTTACCATTACCTTTGTTTCTTTACGCAACCTAAAAGCTATTTCTTTTGGTTCAGGTAAAATGCCTTGCGTTTCACTAGCTAGACACCAAATTTCTAGTAATGTAGCTTTTTCCTCATAAGAAAGTTCATGCCATTCCATGCTGTTTAAAAGGTCAGCACCATACAACTTAAACCATGTCATCTTTTTCTGGTACTTTGGATTCTTTGGTTTATAGTGTTGAAACTTATCCCAATTTTTAACTTTCATTATTATCCTTTTTATGTTTAAACGCTTTTATTTATAATGTCTGCAATCTCATACTGTCTTAATTTTGGTATGCGATTCTCCCTAAACCATACACTTACTGCTTGTCTTGATACGTTTAACTGCCTTGCTAAATCTGATTGATTCTCAAATTTTTCCATAACTTTTTGTAATGTCATTGTTTCCATTTCTGCTCCGTAAATATTAATTGAATGTCTATTCTAATTGCTACATTACTGTATGTCAACAAATCTTTAATTATCATCTTCACTCTCCTCGTTATATGTTGCTACATCAATCGGAACAACATCAAACTCACTTTTATCCTCAGGTTCATTACCACTTTCTACTCTGTCTTTATTGTGTTGCTCTAACCACTTCTCAAAGTTATCAGTAGTTATCTCATAAGTATATTCGCCACCATAACTATAAAAAATATTATATAATTTCATCTTCACTCTCCTTTAAATTAAGTGTTAATCCATCACAATGGCAATTACAATCACAACGAAACTCATGTCCATCTGAATTTAATCCTTTGCCATCATCAACATAACCACCATGTTCAGATACATAATTTAATCGTTCATCATTACTCATAACTCCAAAACATTTTTCTTTACTCATAGTTTTTCTCCCTCTTTTAAAAAATCATCTATGATATTTGCTACATGATTAGGTATATGTGTTTTATTGTCGTGAGTGTCCATAACAACCTCATTGCCATCTCCGTCATAAGCTATTAATTTCCATGCAGTTATTTTCATGTTTAAACGTTCTCCTCATCATCAGCGTTACGTTCATGTCTAGGGTCATTCTCTTCTATTTCCCTACGTTCTGCTTCTATTTCGTCTTCATCTCCGAAGTAATCTCCTGATTGTTTTTCATTCATCTTTACTCTCCTCTTCTATTATTGGAAATTTCTTTTTATTTAAAAAACCAAAATTACTTATAAAGTATTCGTCTTTTAGCTCTAGCCAATCATCAAGTGCATATACAACTCCACTCTCATAATTATCTATTGCTAATTGTATTATTTTAGTTTTCATTTAGTTTTGTTTAAACCTTAAATCTTCTACTTGTCTTAATATATTTCTTATTTGTTTTGCTTTCTCTTTATCCCATTTATTAATACTTACCCACTTCCATAAAATACTTTCTAATAAAAATTTTTGTAGTTCTGATATTTTAAGTTCTTTAATTTCTTGTTTTTTTATAGTCATATTGTTTACCCTTTTTTTATTAATGTAAATACATAATGACACATAAAATAATTATGTCAACCCCTTGACAAGATATATTTACGTGCTATGATTTTTTCTATGGTACTAAATCGTACCAAATTAAATAAAGGAACTGTTATGGGACCACTATATTT